TCGAAGTTGCTTCAGGATTGACTACTGGAAGTTATTTTGTTTCCGTTGTTGATAAAAATAAAATACGTCTTTCAAGTAGTTATTTAAACTCAATAAAAAATAATCCAACTACAGTTAGTATTGCAGGAACTGGTGGAACTTCCCATACACTATCGTTGATAAATCCAAAATTAACTTCTATTAAAAATAATAATCTGGTATTTGATCTTTCAGATTCTTCTTTGAATGGATATAAGTTCAAATTGTATTATGATTCTGAATTTAATAATGAATTTGTTTCTACAGGAACGACATCAGTATTTGCTGCTATTGGTGTTGGAACTATTGGTGTTTCTACAAATGCATCAGTTACTATAAACTATAGTAAAAATCTTCCGGAAAAATTATATTACAATTTAGAAAAATCTGGATATATTAGCACTTCTGACATAGAAGTCAAAAATTATAATGAAATTTCATTTGTAAACAGTTCATTTAACAATTCATATTCCGTTTCCGGTATCGGAACAACTACTTTCCAAATAACTTTAAGAAATGATGATGAAAAGACGGCATACGCAGAGTCCGAATGTGATGTTTTAGAATACACAACAACTTCATTAACTGCAACTGGCCCAGTTAATACTGTAAGTATCAAGTCTTTTGGAAGCAGATACAAAAAATTACCCACATTTACAAAAGCTACAACTGATAGTGGAAATGGTCTTTTTGTTACGGCAAACTCAAAAATAATTGGATCTGTAAAATCGACCAGAATAATTAATGAGGGATTTGAATATTCATCAGATAAAACTCTGCTACCAAAAGCTTTAATTTCTCCAAAAATAACATTAAAAGATTCGAATCAAGTTGGAGTGGTTACAGTTACGAGTGGAGGAAGAGGATTCATATCAACTCCCAATATTGTTACTGTAGACAAGATAACAAGGAATATTATTGAAAATGGATTAATATCACCAGTAATGAATGGTGGAACAATTGCAGATGTATTAATAGAAGATTCTCCCAAAGGATTGACGGATAATTCTGTAGAATTATTTACTGTTAATAATACAAATGGTATTTCAATCAAGAGTGTTAGTTCAGTATCTCCAACAGAGTTTAAATGTGTTTTAACTACACCACAACCTGCAGGATTTACAACTGATCCATTTTCTATTGGAGATTTTGTGTTTCTTGAAGGAATTCAAAAATATGGAACTGAAGGAACAGGATTCAATTCTTCAGATTATGGATATAAATTATTTGAAATCACAGACTATGATTCTACCAGTCTCGCAGATAATCAATTAACCGTAAGTGTTGCTGGTTTGACAACTAATACTGGAATTGCAAAAACTATTCAAGATTCTACAGGAATTGCAGTTCATATAGACAATTACCCAACATTTGATGTTACGATAATTCCTTCATTCTTTAGAGTTGGAGAAAAACTGACCGTAGATAGTGTTGATAGAAATATTATTGTTCGTCAGCATAGTAATGATACTGATTTCAAAATTGATTCATCATATGACTTAATACCCGGAGAAGTAGTTAGAGGCAAAAATTCTGGAATTCTCGCTACGGTAGAAAGTGTTGTAAATTATGACGCACAATTTGAAACTTCGTATTCTATTGAAAGAAACGAGGGTTGGGATTCTGATGTTGGATTCTTAAGTGAGGATTATCAGGTACTGCCTGATAACGATTATTATCAGAATCTTTCTTACTCTATAAAGAGCCCACAATTATGGAAAGATATTAAAGCGCCCGTCAATAATTTAGTTCATAGTGTCGGTATGAAGAATTTTGCCGACTCCACCTTTAAATCATTAACAGGTACGGCAAATACAATTATCGCTTCTACAGATATTGATATAACACTAGATCTCGATGAAGTATTAAGAGTAGACACTATTAACAATTTTGATTATACCAGAGATGTTGATGTTGTAGATAATGTTTCTAGATTTTTAGAGTTTAAAAATGAAAGATTTATTTCATATGGGGAATCTAGAACTAATGTTGTTTTGAGAATAGATGATCTCAGCGATGAATTTTCACAATTCGAATCAAATCCAGTACAATACCTTGACATATATGAACTTGATAGTAATAAACTGTATAAGGATTATATCCTTAAGATAAGAAATCTAGAAAATGATAAAGTTCAATTAACTACTTTAAAAATAGCAAGTAACTTTGATGGTAACTTTATTCATGAAAAAGAATCATTATCAAATAAAGAAGATTTATCTCTTCATGGAGATTTTGATTTAGTAACAAATGAATTTGGAGAAACATTCTTAAGATTTGTTCCTGAAAATCCATTTGATGATGATTTTGACATTAAGTATATTGAAAGAAAATTCACTATAGGAGTTGGAATTGCAACAACATCAATTGGATCGGTTGATGTTACATCTTATTCTGGAATTGTTACTACAGGTTCAGGTGGAATAACATCGTCAATACTTAGTGTAGACTCTAATACTTACAATTCATTCTATGTTTCTGCTCAAATTGAAACTGGAACAACTAGTGAAATGAATTTTGCTGAAGTTTATGTTACTCATGATGGAACTGATGGTTATATCGCAGAAAATTATTTTGATTCATCTAAAAATAGTATAACAACTAGTGGAATTGGAACTTTTGGTGTAGATTTGAATTCTGGTTTGTTTAAATTAAATTATACTAATAATAATTCAGAAAATGCATTAATTAATGCCAGAATACTCCAATTTAAATCAGTAGGTGTTGGTGGAACATATAGATTTGCTCTTTCCGGACAACCAGCAGGTAATGAAAGATCTGCAATTTATCAAACAAATTGTGCAATTGCCACTGATACAACACAACCTATTGAAATATTTGCACTAGATAAGAATAACTTTGATGCAGTTTCATCTACAATTCAAATTGAAGTTACTGGATCCACTGATACAACTTACAATGGATCTGCAGTCTATGGTGTTTCTTTCGTTCATGATACTACTAATAGTTTTACAGAAACTAGACATGCACTATTTGGCACCGATGATATCGCTGGTATAGGAACTTTTGGTGCAGAATTGGTTGGCAATGATTTTAAAATCAAGTTTTATTCATTCAGAACTGGTGCTAATACTGGAACGATAAAAATTACATCTTTATCGGAAGCATTCTACACAGACACGGATTTTATTAATCAACCCCCAGACCTTACATTTGGAACAGGAGTAGAAAGTTTCAAGACAGCAGCATATTTGGCAATTGGTGGTGAGAGAATCAATAAGAAAAACTTTGTCTTAAGAAGTGAAGGAACTCCAATTTTTGCAAAGACCTTTAACCCCTCCGACTCTAGCACAGTAAATCTTTCTACTGGAGTATTTTCAATACAAGATCACTTCTTTAGCAATGGTGAAGAATTAGTTTATACACCAAAATCAACTTTTGTTGGAGTTGGATCAACTCCTATAATGTATAAAAATGGATCTGTCGAAGATGTACTGCCATCAACCGTATTTGCAATTGTAGATGACCGAGACTTTGATACCTTCCAAATTTCTACGACCAGATCTGGAACTGCTGTTACTTTCACATCCGTAGGTGAAGGTAATGCTCACGTATTTGCCATGGCAAAGAGAAATGAAAAAGCAATCA